CCCGTAGCTCCAGTAAGACCCGTAGAGCCTGTTAGTCCTGTAGCTCCAGTTGATCCAGTGAGACCTGTCGCGCCCTGCTGTCCTGTCGCGCCAGTTGAGCCAGTTGCTCCTGTTGCACCAGTAGGGCCGCCACTTGGCCCAGTCGCACCTATTGGCCCCGTAATACCAGTTGCTCCGCGAGGGCCAATGCTTCCTGTAGCGCCTTGAGGCCCAATCAATCCCTGCGGCCCAGTAGCTCCCGTGGCTCCGCTTGCCCCAATACCAGTTGAACCTGTAAGTCCTGTTGCACCAGTAAGCCCCGTAGCTCCTGTGCTGCCCGTAGCTCCACGCAATCCAGTTGCTCCTGTGGTTCCATTTATTCCAGCCACACCTGTCGCTCCTGTCGCGCCTTCGCCAGTAGCACCCGTGGCTCCTGTCGGCCCTCCGCTTGGCCCTGTAGCTCCCGTAAGACCAGTAGCTCCTGTTGCTCCTACCCCAGTAGCTCCTGTGGCTCCGCTCGCGCCAATAGCTTTCTGAGCCAAGCAAGCGGAATTAGCTGCGCTCTCCGCGCTTTCTTTAGCAGACCTTGCATAAGATGCAACAATAATGGTTTCGTTACAGCAGCTCATAGTGGGTTATCGTTTACGATAATTGGTTTTTATAGTCAATCTATTCGTTAAGAATATTAAATGCTTCTGTCACGGTTTCTGAAAACGAAAATGGCGGATTCCCCCAGCTTTCTTTAGGGTTTGACGATTGAACATATTCTGCGAGAATCATGTTAGTCCATAATTTTACAGAATCAAGTTTAGGACTTACCTTCCCAGCCGCTTGAAGTTGTGCTGTTAAATCAAGAAGGGTGACTAATTGCGTTGGGCCGTAACCCTCTTTTTCAAGCCAAGCATTTGCCGTATATGTTGGGGGAGGTGGAATAATCCAATGCCCATTATCCCACACGGCATCTGGCGATGGCTTGGTAGGCGCAAGAATCCATTCTTGCAGTTTTGGATTATTAACCTCTACCCAAGTGTCAATTAAACTTTGTGGGAGGTCACGAAGATCGGATGGATTAGTTCTGTTGTAGTAATTAGGCATAAACTCGGGGATGGTTAGCAACGGTTGCGCCGTTATTGTTGGTGATGGTCAAGCCGCCTTTTGCGTCGATGAGATCGCGGACGAGCGGTGCGTAGAAGACGAGGTTCTGCGGGCGCACCTTGTCGCAGGTCATTCCGTCTGCGAGGCTGGCGACTTCGGCGGCGGTAAGGGCGGCGTTCCAGATGCCGACTTCGGCGATGAATCCTTCCATAAATAATCCATTGACATCGTTTGAGGTTCTCATGCCAATAAGAACTCTGTTTATGGTTTGTTGTACTACGCTTGCGGTTGAGGTCGAGGAATTAGAGCCGTTTAAATAAACGGTTCTTGATGTAGTTGACGACCATACACCGCAGGCGTGTTGCCATGCGTTAGATGTGAATCCAACTGTAGAGTCTGCGGCTCCTGCCCCCAAAACATCAATACGGACGGGATCTCCGGCCAATGCCCCGCCCAAAACCATAACGCAGCGATTTCCGCCACCTGCATCGCTTATGGCTGCGAGCACCATATTTTGAGTAATATTTTTTGGGTTAAATTGGCATGAGATTGTAAAAGGAAATGAAAGGCTCGCAAATGATTCTGCTCTTAAAAACTGGCTGCTCGATGATGAGAATTCGTAAGCCATTACGCCGCGCTCCTTACTTCAACAGCGATGAGTTCTGCATCGCCTGTCATTGTGTCGCTTCCGTTGTTAGCATCGCGGTTGATCTTAAGGCGGAATCCGTCTCCCGCTGTAACTGAGTCGATAGTAGTTAGCGTGATCTCCGAGTAATTCGGAACTCCGCTTGTTCCGTTTGTGGTAGTTGTAACGCTTGCTGCGGTATCAAATGAATCACTATCAATATCAGTGGTCATCCGCTCTATGGAGGCATCCCATACGCAGGCTCCAGATGTGGCGGTGGTAGCAGTCCAAATAATGCGAATCTTGAGTCCGCTTCCAAGCACGGCGGCTTCGGGGATTACTCCAAGAAAGATCGCGCTTTCGTCGGTGGTATCGTCAAAATCAAGAATAGCAATGCTATTTCTGGTATCGAGCGTAGCGAAGTTGGTGGCTGGAGGTTGGTTGTCTTGCGCGTTAAATACTGCGTATGTCTTAGTTCCTCCGCCGCCGACTGCGGTCTCCGTCCCACCAGAATCTTTGATGTATGCCTTGTTGTCGCTCTTGATGTATAGGGATGCGTCACCGCTGTTTGGTGTAAGCCCAGTGGAGTGCGTGAAGATCGCAGCGTTTGCGAAATGTCGGTCTGGTGATGCCATAAATTTTAATTGTTAATTTGTTTCCAATGCAATTTATTAAGTTCCGTATCCAATTTCAACTGCGTCAACAGTTGCAACCCATCTCCAAGTTTGAGCTGAAACACCAGTAACGGCAATTCTAATTGTGTCGTCTGTATTATTTACAGAAAGCGCAATGCTAGTTCCAGCCGCATTGTCTGTTCCAATGGTTACTGGAGCGTAAACTTGGCTCGATGTGCCAGCGACATTTTTCGCCGCATATTGGCGTAGGTAATGAGCGACCGCGCTGCCATCTGACCTTACCCCGCTGATGTTGATATTCATTGCCATCACTTTTCCGGATGGAATATTCAGATATGCCAAGCTGCCATCCAATGCCATTTCAACTGCGGTATTCGTTGTGGTTTTGCAACGTAAAACAAAAAGTGCGTGCTGCGCGTCTCCTTGTGCTGCAAATTGTCCTGCTGAATGCGCTCGCATTCCATATCTGTCTGCTAATGAGTATTGCCCACCAGAAACAACGGAAAATTCCGCGGATGCGGTATTGGTAACTCCACCAGCAATAACCGAAGCAGAACCAGATGCGGTATTGCTATAGCCTCCAGATACAACTGAATTATCGCTGGATGCTGTATTGCTACCTCCGCCAGCAACAACTGAATCAGCCCCAGATGCGGTATTGCTATAGCCTCCAGAAATTGTTGACTCAATGCTGGATGCAGTATTTGATGCACCGCCACCAACAACTGACTGGTTACCAGATGCTGTGTTATTAGCCCCACCAGAGACAACTGAATCAGCTCCAGATGCTATGTTGCTACCTCCGCCAGATACAACTGAATAATCGCCAGATGCTGTATTGCTATCGCCGCCAGATACAACTGAAGAAGCTCCAGATGCTATGTTGCTACCTCCGCCAGATACAACTGAATAATCGCCAGATGCTGTATTGCTACCTCCGCCAGCAACAACTGAATAATCGCTAGTTGAAAAATTGCTAGCTCCTCCAGATACAACTGAACCATTGCCAGATGCTGTGTTGCCATCCCCGCCAGATACAACTGAATTATCGCTGGATGCTGTATTGCTTTGACCACCGGAAATAACTGAATAATTTCCAGATGCAACGTGTATAGCATTACTTCTGAATATTTGCAAATCAACCGAATTTGCGCCCCTTGCGTTTCCACCTGTTGTCCCATCAGGTTTTGGCCCAGCAATCAACGCGCCCGTACCTTTTGGAGTCAGAACTAAAGCTGAGTTGGTTTGCCCAGCGTGTTGATTAGTAATAGCGACATTGGCTTGAGTTGATGTTGTTGCATCATCTATGTTTATAGAGGAGCCTTGGATCGCATTGTTTGTCGTGCCGTTGGCTCGAACGATTGCGTTGTCTACAGTGCCGGGTGTTATCGCGGCAGGAGAACCAGCAGGCCCAGTTGCGCCAGTAGCTCCAACGCCACCGCTGCTAGAGCCTACAATGTCAAACTTACCTGTAAATGGATTAAGTGTTAGTCCCATATTATGGATATGCTATCGTGATATTTACCAAGTTAGTGTCATTTACTGTCGGTGGCTGAGTAGCATATACAAGTGTCAATGTTGCTACCACGTTTCCACCATTCAGATATTGAACAGTAGCAATGTTGTTTGTGGCTCCGTAATAAGTTATGTCAATCTCATCGTATTGCGGGATGTCAAACCCAGCAACTTGTTTCAATTGCTCATAGAGCTTGTAATTCTGAAAGTCTGGTGTCAGATCGGTGAAGCAGGGTTGTGTGAGTGCCATAATATTTTATCGGTTACGATAATTACGCAGGGTTAATGGCGGCAGAAAGAGCTTCGTTAGTAAGGAAGTATTGCTGGTCTTCAGTTTTTTGCACAAAACAATTTTCACTCACTGGGGTAAGCCCACCAATTGTTGCGAAGCCAAGGTAGAATTGATAGAGTTTGGAGGCATCGCTAGACGCATCATAACAACCAAATGAAATGGGAGTAAGTTCAGTAGCAGCAAAAATAGTTTGAAGAAATGGATAGGTTTTATCGCGGTAAGGAAGAGATGTGAAGCAAGCCATAATTTAAAAAGAGGTTAGGGTGAGGAAGGATTTACTTCCCCACCCAAGGTTGATTTTAGTAGTAGATGCCAACAACGTAGGCATTAACGTAAAGTGCACCAACGCGACCAGCAGTGTCAGCACCAGAAACAACATCAGCACCAGCGTTTGCATAGGTGAACGTGGTGGAGTTGACAACGGTAACTTCTGCTTGCACATCATTGAAAGATGAATCGGTCATGCTGGCAATCGTGATAGTGTCGCCCGTGGAGAAACCATGAGCAGCAGCGGTAACGATTGTAGCAACGCCCGAAGTGCGGGAGCGAGTTGCAGTAGCTTGACCAGCACCAACTGTGCTTTTGAGCAAGCGCAATTTGCGAGAGCCAGTGATAACGTACGGATTAGCTGCAATCGTAAGAGGATTGTAGCGGCCTTGGTTATCGAGGGCGTCAGTGATGGTCAGCGAGGAAGTGATGTTTTCGCCAGTTGTTCCATTGTCCACGATCACGATTGGATCGGTGGCAGTGGTTCCGCGAGCGTAGGCAGTTTCCAGAACGATGCTAGTTGGAAAGAACTTAGTGTCTTGGTCGTTAAGAACCAAGAGGTCAGCATCTCCAGTAGCGAGGAGGTTTACAGCGATCGGGCCAAACAGATTGACGCGATCATAAGCGAGTGGTCGTTTATTAGACATATATTTATTTAAGGTTGTGGGGAGAGGCTTTAATAAGCCTCCCCCCTATTTAACTTAGGAAGGCACAACGATGTCACCTACACCAGCGCAGCTATAGCAGTCCTGATTGTTCTCAGGAACAACGTAGCTCTGCACAGGGCAGCAGGAGCCGTAGAGGTTTTTGCTCTTGGGCATACGATGCAAGAAGGTGTGCATGATGGTTGGATCTTTGATCTGTGCAGCCATGCGGAACTGGGCTTGATAGAAGCCCGATTTGCGCCAGCGGTTGCACTCCCAATCTGGGTTCTTCCATTCCCAATCTCCAGCGTAGTTCTGGGTCATTTGTTGGGCTTGGCCGTATCCAGTCGAGGATGGCATTGTCCATTTGCACATTGCTTTGTTCACCATAGCAACCGAGATACCAAAGTCGGCATTGCGGTAGGCTTTGTTAGGAACGTAAGCGCATCCGTTTTCAAGAACAGTCTTGACATAACGAGGAACGCGAACGAGACGTGCCCATGTCGCAGGATCAGCTTCGTTGAAAGCTGGAAGCGATGCGTTGAAGGCAGTGTCAGCGTTGAAGCGAGCAGCGTTGATGTCATAACCGAAGGCGTAGTCACCGATGATGCGGTTGATGCCGAGTTTCAGACGAGTGAGACGCTCATCGAAGTCGGTGTTTGCATCCCAGTAACCATTGTTGCGCTTGGCTTGGAAGTAAAGCGCACGGCCAACTTGAGGATCAGGGATAACGATGTCGAGAAGCGGTTGACCAGTCGCGTCTTGGAGATCAAGGCGGAAAGCGTCATCTTCGTCTTGGAGATCAACGAGGGCATCGTCGAGCATATCAAGCGAGAGATAAGCAATCTTGTTGAGGTCAGCGGGAGCGAGCTTAACGCGAATCGCGCAAAGGTCGTAACCAGCTTCGTTGTTGATGGTGTGTTCGGGAACAAACCATGCTTGGTCATCGACCAAACCGCAGTAGGTTCCGTCTTCAGTCGTAATGCCCATCCACTTGTGGCCAGAACCACCGATGTAGTTAGAGCGAAGGAACTCTTCGTGGACGTTCTTGGTGATGCGAGCGTTCGACTCTTCGAACTGGAGGATCTCCTCAGCAGGGAAGAGGCGATAGAGAAGGCTCTCAACGCAAATCCAGTCAGTGGTCATCTCTTTACGGAGAAGCTCGAAAGTGTAGCTCTCAGTGCCGGGACGCTGAATGACTTCGGGTTTGCTGTCGCAAGAATCAGTCTCGCAGTAGGTGTCGGTGATCGCACGGAAAGGAGTGCAAGGATCGTGGAAGCCACGACCAAAGCGGAACGCTTTCTGTTCGGTTGTGTGGTTGAGGGGCCATGATTGCTCCTCGAAGCGGGTGAAATATGCGGAGTTTGTGACGAGCTTTTTCACATAGAGGTCGTTGAAATACTCGCGGCCCTCGCGGAAGAAACTGTCAATCTCAGCACACGAATTGAAGTATAGTTGATCTGACATTTTATTTTAGTTGGTTTAGTTTTAGTTTTGCACCGCTAAACCATACCACAGAGGAATAGCAAGCGAGTGCTTGGTTTCCTCTGCTGGACTCAACCCAGAGTTTTATCTGTCCAGAAATCGTTTTTAATGCGAGATCGAAAACTCGCCAACCAGAGTGCGGTTGAATCCCTAATTTTATCGTAAACGATAATTTCGGCTATCTCTTGCGACGAACATTGCAATCACTTACTTACTATGTCAAGCGATTTTTTTAAAAAAAGTTTGGGGGAGGTAGACACACATAACTACCTCCCCCATCTATGACCAGACTTAGGAATGACGGGCTATACAGTCCTTGCTTGCGGCGAGAATCGTGCGATCTTTGCCGCCAGTCCCTCGCTAATACTCATTCTTGGCTTCTGGGAATCCGATGCGCTTGGCGAAGATGTAATGCGCGACGAACCTTTCAGTTGTGCGATATACTCATCTTTCTCCTTCACCATCTCTTGGTATGCTTTTAGTTGAGCCTGCATCTTTTGGTATGCGCGGCCTTGGTGGATCAAGCGGTTCATGTCTTCCACCGATGCTTGTTCGTTGCTCTGCTGAGTCGCAGCAAGTGCGATAGCCTCGTCACGGGAGATGTCAAACTTGATTCCCTTGTCCTTCATGTAGTCAGCAAGCGAATCTGGGATTTCAGTTGCCTTATCAATCTCCTGCTGAGTGTTCTTGTAGCTTTCACGCCACTGATTCAGATACTTGTTCCTTCCCTCTTGCTCTCGCTGTTTAGCGGTTTGAAGAATATTTTGCTTGGTTTCCTCAAAGTTGACAAGGGCACTGTGGTGATTTTGTGTGGCTTTGATGAAGCTATTGACTTGCTCTGCGAATTGATATTGTTTGAATTGCGAGAGTGAGTTTGTGATCTCTTCGAACGCTTGGTCACGATCTGCTTCCGCCGCCCTGCGATCCTCTTCGGACGTGGCATTGAAGATGGAGGCATTTGCATTGACAGCGCGGGAGAATGTTGAAAGAAGCGTTGGATCATTCGATAGCAACTGCCTCGCAGTATCGTAGGTATTTTTGATAGGATCGAGGTAATTCTTTTTGAAGTCAGGATTGCTCGTAATGTCATGGAAGTCCAGTTTACTCCGCAATTCTTTGATCTGCTCGGATAGTTGCTGCTCAACTTCCAGCTTCTCTTGGTTGGCTTTATTGAGTTGTTCTTGGTAGTGGTTGCTTTCTGCCGTAGATTTTGACTCGGCCACCAATCGCTCAAGTTCTTGGATTTTTGTTTCAAATTTTGGAACTTCTTCCTTCTTGTATTTCTCAAGCTCTTCCTTGAGCTTGCGGTTTTCCTCGATTTGCCGCTCAACAAATCCTTTTTTCTTTCCTGTTCGGTCAGATGTAATTTCAGCTTCAGTAACTTCCGCTGGTTCTGCTGGCGGTTCTTCTTCATTGTATTTTGCTATTCCAAGGTTAGGATCTCCAACGTTGGTAGCACTAGGCTTACCATCGTCGGCTTGTTGTTTGCTGAACTTCTTGAGGAAGTCAGATGTATTGCCTTTAATCGGAATCTGAGGTTTGGATTTCAGCTCCGCGATTACTTCTGCTGTGTTGTCTGTGTCTGCCATAAATTAGATTTCGTCAAGGTCTGGATCAATCGAACTTTCTTTAGGTTCTTTATTTCTTGAAGAAGGTTTGTTTTTTTTGAACTCTCCTTGTTCTTCTGTTCCAATAGCATCAATAGTTTTGATTGCATGGATAAGTGTTGTTACTCCTTCTGGTGGGTTCACGTTAAGCAACAGATATGCCTGTAGCTTGTTCCAATCTTCGTGTGCTGTTATTGCCGCGCATAGGGATTTTACTTTTTCGGTTGTCATTGCATTGGTGTAATATTGTTTTCCATCTCAACTTCTTCAGTTCCTTCTGGAGTCTCAACCTCTTCGGCTTCTTCTTCCCCCATTTCTTCTGGCTCCTCTCCTTCCATCTCTGGAGCTTGCTTGCCTTGCATTGCTGCTTGCTTGGCCTTTTCCTTCTGAATTTCAGCGCGAGCCTTAGCCTTCTGAAGTGCGAGTTGAGTGATACCCTGTTCCTTGCGCTGCTCGGTGCGTTGAGCGTGACTGATAGAAGCCTTGCCAATTGATATGTCCGCAAGTTTCTTCTTGGTGTCGATTTCGATACCAGACTTGGCGGCGAGGTATTGCAGCTTGATGTCTTCCTCGGAGTTCGGCTGACCTTTCGCAGCTTCAGCTTGAGCCATCTCAACGTATACAGATTGTAGGTCGTCGGCCATTTTCTGCGCCTCGTTCATTCCCTGCATGAATTGTTTCAAGAAGTCCTGCTTGGATTGGTCTTTGCTGATATAATCAACGTGCGCCATGATGTGGCCGCCCTTGAACTTGATAGAGCGCATCGCCAAGGCTAGGTCGTCAATATTCGGCTGACCTTGTTGGACAGCTTGCATATTCATCTGCAACTGCATCACCAAATCTTGGAAGTGGCCTTGAGCGTGTTCGATATGCGGATCAGTTGGTAGCACTGGGAAGTTGGCTGGGTTCACGAACGCATCAGTCATACCAGCATTTTCAAACCCGATAATACGAGATGTATCATCAATCTTGCTGACTTTGGTATTTCGGTAGCGAGCTACGTTGTCTCGTCCAGATAGTGCCGCGATTGCATCCTTAACTGCGTTTTCTTGCCCTTCGTTGGCTGGAGTAATTGCTGTAATATTGAGTAGCTTCTCTGCTGTAATGAGCTTGAACGATGGGCTGCCAGCACCATTGATTAGGTTGGAACGGATGCTTGTAATGTTCTTCCATTGAGCAGCCTCTTTCGGAGTTCCAAGCTCTTCGAGAACTTCATAGAACTTCTTCACATACTCATATCCATCATCGCTGGATTTGGAGTTTACAAAGCGTTTGTAAAGCTGCTTAAAGTAAAGAGTCTGACACTCGTTGAATCGTCGTATCTGGGTTCCAGATAGCTTGGCTGATTCAGCTGCATCCAGCTCAGCTTCGCCTTTAGTGCGCTGCTTGCCCCCAGAAGTCGGAGCGTTGATGCGATACTGCCCCATTCCTCGATACATATCTCCCATGAAGAACTGCATGAATCCCATGCTTTCTGCTACTGGAAGCTGGAATCGGTTCTGAATAAACTTTGCCCCATCTGGCATCACGCTGATTGGCAACCATTCCATCTGCTTCAGCATCTTGGTTGCGTCTGGGCCTTGGCCCTCTATCATCAACATGGAGTTGAGGCGCACGGCATCTACCAACGAGTTCATCGTGAAATCATATTGGCGGCACGCAACGAAGGCGGATTCAGCTTGGGATTTAATATCTTGGAAGAGTCCGCTACCAACCGAATCGGTCAGCATATACATGATCTCATCCCATGAATTGAATAACCCAACCTTGAGCATCATAAACCCATGCTGACTTCTAATGTCATCTTCGCTGATCTTGCCTGCTCCTTTGATGTTGGAGTTGATGTAATCAGCAATCGGCTGATAGTCTTGAAGGATAATTGCCTTGCTGATCTTGCCGTCGAACTCCCTCCAGTATACTTCGTAGAGGTCGATCTTTTGATTTACGGAAAGTGACCAGTTGAATCCTGCCTCGCTGATTGTGCGGAAGAAGTCTTCGCGTGTCTTGCGGTGGTTGCTGAATGCGCGGTGGAAACGGATAGCGTCAATTGCTGCGTCTACATTCCATCCCATTGCTTCTGCCGCTGCACGTTTTTCGATCTTCTTGTAAAGTTCGTATGGTGTCAAACGGACACGGCGGACAAACTCCTCAAGGTTGCAAAAGTCGATCCTAATGTCGTCTGGAAAGAGAAGGTCGGAGAGGAAGACGTGTTCGGGCATCCATCCCATTGGGCTGTCCCACATTCCAATCCCTTTTCCATACAGCAACATCTCCTCAAGGTCTTGCTCTGTATTGTAGAGGTATCCCGGCCATTCTCGGATCGCTTGGTCAAATGCAATGGAAATGTTTTCGGAATTAACAAGTCGTTCTTTTTCGTTTCCATACTTTGTCTTGATCGTGCAGCAAGCCTGACGCTCTGTAATTACATCGTAGTAACTTGCCTTTTGGTTATCAACGATGAATCCAAGCTGTCCGTAGTTCACATCAGATTGCCAAGGAAGACGCTTCTCTGCGAGCTTGCTGTAGCCAGTCGGCGGAAACATTTTATACGCTTTGTAAATTCGTAAACGCTTGTTCTCGCGGCCTATATTAGCAAGGCGTAGATGGTTTGCGATATTCCAAGCATGATTTGCGTTGGAGATTCGTGTTTCTGGTGGTTTGCCGTCTTGATCTAAAGTAGCAAGTGAGAAGTTGTCTTGGCCGATGGATAACATAATTTTTATCGTTTACGATAATGAGTTAAGAGCATTCCTTCTCCGATTGCAAGAAGAACATCCGCGAGCTTTATGCTCAAGTTTAGTTCCTAAAACCCTATCAGTAACTGCTGCTACCGTGTGGATCGCCTGTGCTATCGTATCTCCAAGTCCATCGCTATACCAGCAACGATCACTTGGCTGACGCTGGCAAATTTGATCCTCGACCATCTGTTCAATGTTAGCAGGAAGTTCGACTCCATTTGAGCGGTAATCTTTCTGGATGTTCTGCATTAACCCGCTCCATGTGCTTCCGTAAACAATAGCAGGGAACGTAAGATTATCACGCTTGATCTCATATTTCCAATACCAGCCGCCGACTGGCGCGAGATTTTTGTTTTTAAGTTTCATCTTGCCTTTAATCCGAAAATATATTTTCTTATTGATATGTCAAGAGTTTTTTCTTCAAGCAAAGGCATTCGGCGTTACGGAATGCAATTTTCAGAAAACATGGACGATCTTGGTATTGAGTTATACTGTTACGCTATAAGCCGAGGACAATATGGCAGAACTTATTGCGTTAGACATAACATAAATCTTTCTGATTTTAAATTACTTTCACCACACGAACACTTCTTAAATGCCGTCAAACTCCAATGGCCGACTGAAGTTTCTATTGTAAATCGCGGTTACACCAATACTCAATTATTGAGAACTCTTGAAGAACTCTGCAACAACACTGACATTTGTTTGGCTGGAGCCGCTTCAATGGGTAAGTCTTTCCCTGTAGGTCTTTGGATTTACCTTGATTGGTGCGCTGCACCACACTGCACTTCGTCTTGGGTGGCTACCACAACCTTGGGAGCGTCCGAAGATCGTATCTGGGGTATCATCTCAAAACTCTATAAATGCGCTCGCGTTCAAATAGGTAAACTAATCGACTACCGCCATATGATTGTTTGGGGTGGCGCATCCAACGATGAGGATAAAGATTATCGTAATGCGATAAAAGCCCTCGCGTTCCAATCGGGTAATGAAGGTCAAAAGGCTATTGATACTACTCGTGGTCGTAAGAATGATCGAGTTCGTCTTGCACTTGACGAGTTGCCAGAAATGGAACTTGGAGCAATTACTGCAAGAACCAACTTAGCAGCAAACAATGATAAAACATTCATAGGTATCGGCAACCCATCTGCTGGTGATAATCCTCACACTCGTTGGGCGATGCCTAAGGGCTGTTCTAACTTTGATTCAGTAAGTCCAGATATGGATAAGTGGGAGACTGGAACAGGCGTTTGCTTGTTCTACAATGGTATGCGTAGTCCTAACTTCGCTGCTCCTGCAAATGAACCCTCTCCATTCCCTTTCTTGATGGATCGGGAGAAACAACAAGAAATGCTCAAGTTGTGCTATGGAGACGAGAATGCCATTGACTATGTGCGTAACGCTATTGGTTGGTGGCCTAAGTCGGGATTCGCTCAGACTATTCTCACCGCTGATTTGATTCGTAATGCTGATACCAATGAAGAACCACTTTGGGATTCAGAAGGATTTACTAAGGTAGCCGGATTCGACACCGCATTTACCGTTGGCGGCGACCGATGCGTTCTGACAATAGCTAAGTTGGGATATGTTCGCGGGACTCGCAATCGTGTAATGTGGTTGGAAGATCAGAAGATTATCCAACTATCAGCCAACGCCGCTGCTGAGTTTGAAATCCAACTTGCTACTGAAGTTGTTGGGTTCTGTAGGACTGCTGGCGTTCAGCCTTCTAAATTCGGTATGGACGTGTCTGGTGATGGTGGACGAGTTGGACAAGCTATAATCCGTGAGTGGCTACGCTTTGACGCTGGAGGCGCGGCAATCGCCCTTATCTCATCAATGGGTAAGCCTACTGACCGAATCGCGGCAGAGGTTGATAAACGCCCGTGTAAGGATGTTTACGATAGGCTTGTCTCTGAATACTATTATAGCCTTTATCACGCATTCAAAAGTCGCGTTATTTTTGGCGTTGATCCAGCTTCTGATTTGGCGAGGGAGCTTTGCCTTCGCCGCTACACAATCAAGTCAAAAAAGATCGCAATTGAGACTAAAGATGAACTTAAAGGTAGAACAGGTTATTCTCCTGACTTGAGTGATAGTTTAGTTTATGCTTTAGAAATGGCGCGGCGTAATGGACTCGTTTTTATCGGAAACGATAAACCAGTTCCAACTAACCGATTCTGGGCGCGGGATGAAAAGCCAGTCGAATCATTTTCTGATGACGATGCTTACTCATCAGATGATAATGGAGATTGGTGAATACTGGGCCAAGGCGTTACTCTTGGTCATGGTTTTAGTGACGGCCCCATGTATTGCCGCTTGGTTGTTGATGCCACTCAAACAAGACTACTTTAAAGCTCGTAGTTAGCTGCATGACTCCATGCTTCCCAGTAAAGTAACTTGCAGGAACGGGTATGCATCCCCTTTTCAGATGTGGGCTTTCGGGAGTCTTGGGTCATAAATGACCGCCCATCCCACCGTCGTCAGTGTGCTTCTACGAGAGGCCGCTCCGGTCGTGTAGACCACCTGCCTGCAAAATTGTTTCAAAGATCAATCCAAAATTCCTGCAAGTTCCAAAGTATTTGCTACTTCTTCTGGAACTACAATACGAACTACTTTCTCTCCGTCAAGGTATCCAAGAGTTTCGTGCAGTCGGATGTCTTTTTTCTTCACCCAACATTGATTGAATTTCTGACGAAATAGAATCTTCTCTGGTGTATTGGTTACTTCAACTCCCTCGCAGATGATGCGGGATTCAAACGTATTACTTGTAGTCATAAATTAGATAGTTGTTTTCTCTTGCCCAAGCTGGATTGTCGTGGATTCGGGTATGACAAGTCC